CTTATGGCTGGTAAGTGGTGTAAATGGATCACGCCTGACTTTGGCCATGGCACTACGTACAGTGTACCCTCTATAGGTCAACCTATGGTTAAAGACTGGAACGAGAACGTCGATACCACTTCAAGTGCAAGAGATATTGGTGAGTTCACTATGATTGTTGATGAGGATGTGTATTCCCAAGACACGATCACCGACAAAGCAAAAGAGGACTCTTACTTTCTTGACAACCTGTATGGCAAATCACAGTTCGTTGCTGACCAAGTTCGTGTACTTAACGAATACTTAGAAACAGCAGTACTTAAAGCAGCTGGCCCTGGTGCTAAGTCAGGTGGTGGCCAAACAACCGCTAATGCCAACAGGATCAATAGCGCGGATCACCGCTTCAATGGTACTGGTACTAGCCGTGTAATCACCATTAACGACTTCCATTATGCTAGATCAGCTCTATCTCGCTCTAACGTACCTGGCCAAGGTTTAGTTGCAGTAGTGGATGAGTCTGTAGCTTATGAAATCAGCAAAATTGCTACTAACGTACTTTCACCAGTACCTATGTATCAAGATGCTATCGCTAACGGTATTGTTGGTGCTAACAGTCAATTCCGCTTTAACATCGCTGGGTTTGACGTTTATGTATCACAGTACTTATGGCAACTAACGGCAACTGAAGCAATTACACATTCTGGCGCTTCTGTTACTGCACAAGTAGGTGACGTTCAGAACCTGTTCTTCGCTGTACCTTCTGCTGACTTTGCACCATTCCGTGGTGTTATGCGTAGAGCACCTAGAACAGAGCCTCAACGTGACGCACTAAAAGGTGGCGGCATGGAAACACTAGTAACCACGATGCGTTTCGGTGTGAAACTTTTCAGGCCTGAGAACATGGTTGCTATTAACACTAACGCTGCACTATAAGGGGTATATTGATATGACCGTTTACACAAACTCTGATGGCTTGGTACAATTCTACGGGCCACGTTTGACAAACGAAAATGCTGTTGCTAGACAGTATATTAACGATGCTGGTTCTGAGAGGTCTATTGAGATTGATGTTGAGTATACACACATCGGCTCAGGTATTAGTACTTTTCTTGACCAGGACTCAAACTTCAACGGGTCTAACGACAGTTTTAGTAGCGCACACGCCTATATCCCTGCAAATGCTATTATCGTTGACGCTAAGTTCTACGTTAAGACTGCATTCACGTCAGGCGGGGCTGCTACCTTAGATGTGGGCTTGTATGCTAAAGCTGGTGGAGCTATTGACGCTGATGGCTTTATTGCAGCGCAAGCTGTTGCTGGCCTTACCGCTAATACAGCTATTGTAGGTGCTGGTGCGTTAGCTACCAATGATAGCGTAGGCACTGCAAACGCGTATATTGGTATGACATACGGAACTGCTGCTTTCACAGCTGGTAGTGGCCGTCTTGTTGTTAGGTACGTCCCACAAAGACCGCAGTAATGTGTTAGGCAGCCAAGGCTATGTGCATTAGCACACCTCAAACCGGCTGCCACTGCTAGCGCCAGCAGCCTGTCTTAAGCAGGAATAGGCGCACTAATTCTATACCCATAAAGGCATAAAATGGCAAACATTGAACACAGCACAATGGGCCACAGCTCAGTGCACGAGCCTAAGCATATAACAATATCTACCACAGCAGACGCTGGTAAAGTAATCACTAGCAGCAGTGCTACCAATGCTGTAAGTGTGTACCGTAAGCTTGGTGTACATGAGCTTGATGCTGCACTTGCAGGCCAAAACCCTTTTACAGGTTTTCAGTTATGGTCTGATAGCCAGTATGTTACTGGGGCAAGGCGTGCAATAAGTGCTACAACCCGTACTTCACTGACCATTAACGGCACAGGTGCTGGCCAAGTTACGACTTACACAGCCAGTGGTTCAGGTAATTGGTACAATACATCTACCAATAAAATAACACCTACCAGCCTAAATGATGCTTACCTGTGTGAGTTGTACTTTACTATAAAGATTCCTGTAGGCACTAGCCCTTACGTCACTATAGACTTTGATGTAGCTGGGACAACTGGTGTAATACGTGAAACGACGCGAAGTGTGGCTAAAGGGGCAGCTGTTGACGAGAAGATGTCATTCCCTTTCCTAATGCATGCTACGGCAGACTTTAAGAACAACGGTGCCGTTATGAATATAACAACCAGCCATGCTGCTGAGCTTTTCGATATAAGACTTATAGTTACAAGACTACATAGGGCAGTATAGTATGCAAATGACTTTGCTGGACATTACACAGGATATATTGTCTGACATGTCTTCAGACAATGTTAACAGTATTAATGATACAGAAGAATCTTTACAGGTTGCCCGTATTGTACGTACTACCTTTTTTGAGATTATCTCAGGGGCTGACTGGCCTCACCTCAAAGAGATATTCCAACTAACAGCGTTAGGTGACGCTAATAAGCCTACACATATGCGCCTACCTACAAGCATCTCAAAGGTAGAGACAATTAGGTATAATATGTCTATAAATGGACAGGTTGAGTGGGGTGATGTTAAATTTGTTGATGCAGAGTACTTTTTAGAGTACGTATCCAGGTATGACAGTTCCAGTGCCAGCAACCAGTTAGTTACAGATATTACAGGCATCCAGTTTGCTGTTAGTAAATCAGATATGCCTAGCATTTGGACAAGTTTTGATGATGACTATATTGTGTTTAACGGTTATAATAGCACCGTCGATGGCACGTTACAGCAATCTAAAACACTGTGTACTGGCTACCGTGAAGCAACGTTTACCTTGACAGACAATGCAATACCTGACATGCCTGCCAAGATGTTCAGCTTGCTGCTTGCTGAAGCTAAAAGCACCTGCTTTAACGCTTTAAAGCAACAGCCTAATGCTAAAGAAGAGCAGCGTGTAAGGCGTCAAAGGTCTTGGCTTGGGACAGAGAGACATAGAACAATATCAACTATTGAGTACCCAGATTATGGCAGATAAAAAAGAGATTTATACCAAAGAAGATTTTGTTGTGTTATTTGACCGTTCACGTAACCTGCATTTAATTGAAATGAAAACTGACGTTGAAAAGCCTCTGCCAGCAGCTTTAAGTGAAACGTCTTATACCCGCCATGACTTTGCTAGAGTCGCCATTGAAAACTTTGTAAGATCACAGAAGAAGGTCTAATGCCTGCACAGTACCTGCTACCGTTTGTAAAAGGTCTTAATACTGACCAAGGTGTGATAACAGGAGATAGCGGGTTTACCCGTGACGAGTCTAACGTTGTCCTGCAAAAAGATGGATCTAGGAAAGTAAGGCTAGGCCTGGACTATGAGTCTAGTACACTGCAAGGCCTTACTGGGACGACTATTAATACAACCGCCTTCACAAGTTACACATGGGAAGCTGCCGGGAACAAAGATAAAACATTTATAGTAATGCAGCAAGGCTATAAATTGCATTTCTTTGACGCGGGTTCTAGCAGTATTATTGCCGGCTTTCACAGTACAATAGAATTGACAACTACACCTTACTATAATACTACAACAGCCAGCGACTGCCGTGTAGAGTATGCACCTGGCAATGGCAGCTTGTTTATTGCTGGCCTTAAGTTTGAACCTTGCAGGATTGGCTACAACGGTACTACTCTTAATAAGGTTGACATAGTTATTGAGACACGTGACTACTATGGCATCCCTGACGGTGTAGAGCCTGATGTTAGGCCTGCCAGTCTGTCTAATGATAACAAGTATAACCTGTTTAACCAAGGCTGGTATCAGAAAGCTAATAACCGCAGTGGCACTGTAGTTAACGTTATTGATGAGTTCTATACAAAAGAGCTAGACTTTCCTGCTAAGATTTACCAGTGGTGGCGTGGCAAGCGTGAAGCTAACTATGGACAGTTCTTCTCTGAAGATTTACGTAACATTTACTCAGGCCGCCTAGAAGCACCTAAAGGTCATTTTGTAATTGATGTATTCAGACGCAATTACAGTAGGTCTGTGAAAACAAATACCACTACAAAGCAAGAGTTTTTCGGTAATAGCGTGAATGGCCCAGCTGCATTTAGCTATGGAAGCAAAGATGAAGAGCGTAACAGGCCAGCAGCTGTAGCTTGGTATGCAGGTAGGTTGTTTTGGGCTGGGGCTCTTTCAGATATTGATGGTGCGCTAGTCAGTAGCCCTGACTTAACGGGTTACCTGTTCTACAGCCAAACAGTAAGGTCTGAGTTAGATTACGGCAAGTGCTACCAAGAAGCAGACCCTGCAAGTGAAGAAGACAGTGACCTTGTTGCCTCTGATGGTGGTTACATGGTATTCCCAGGTGCAGGCCGTGTACAAAAGCTGGCTGTGATTATGGACAGCCTTATAGTGATGACTGATAAGCAAGTATTGGCTATACGGGGTGGCGATGCAGGCTTTACTGCTGAAGCACAACAGTCATACAAAATATTAGATGTTGGTATTGCAGGTCCAGGTTGTGCGGTAATAGCTGAAGGCAGCTTATTCTTATGGGCTAAGGATGGTATTTACAGTGTAGGCTATAATGGACAGTCAGGTGGTATATCAGCTCAGAACCTGAGCTCAGGTAAGATACAAGACTATCTTACCCAAATAAACCCTATACAACAAGCTTATGTGCAGTCAGTGTATGACTCACTCAATAAGAAAGTTAGTTGGTGGTACAATTCAGACAACAGTTTTAATGGAGTCATAGACACAGGCAAGTTGGTTACAGAGCTGAGTTATGATATACTGTTACAGGCATTCTGCAAGAACACACTAGCATCAAATAATAATTACCTTGCTACATCCCCGTTCTATACAGTAAGTCCGCGTGTTAGCGTTATAGCTAATAATGTTACTTCAGGCGCTGACACAGTTGTATCAGGTTCTGACAATGTAACTGTAGGTGGTTCAGGTTACAGCTACACAGCTAACAAAGTTTTCATGTTCCTTATCAATACTTCAACAAGTACACTAGGGGTGTCTTACTACAAGAACACATCCTACAAAGACTATGGACTAACGACTTACACTGCATTTTTGCAGGGCAACAACGATATCCTTGGTGACGCAACAAGTAAGAAGTACCCTCTGTACTTTAGGTGTCAGTTTAGGCGTACTGAGACTGCTTTCATTAATAACGGCTCAGGCCAGCCTGCACTAGACTTCCCTAGTAGCTGCAAGATGCAGGCTAAGTGGGACTATAGTGACTCTGATAACAGTGGCAAATGGTCTACTGAACAAGAAATTTACCGCTTTACCCGTGCTTATATGCCTGGGGCAATAGGTGATGCTTTTGATTATGGGCAAGAAGTGATTACAACTAAAACTAAACTACTGGGTACTGGGCGTTCTTTGTCTATGAAGTTTTCAGCAGTGGCGGGTAAAGGGTTTCATTTACTAGGGTTTGGTTTTGAAGGGGTGGTTAATAATGCGTTATAACTTACACCAAGACAACGACGTGAAACTTGATGTAGAAGAATTTAGAGGAGTCGCCTACCTGCACTGTGAAGTACTTGGTAAGTTCACAGTAAGCCGTTACAAGAAATTCCTTGTAATATTTACGGCTGCCCTCGAAACTTTAAAGAGAAAGTATACAGCTGTCAGGGCTATGATCCAAGCTAGCAATAACAAACTTGCACGCTTTGCTGAGATGTTCCAATTCGAGAAAATAGGCTTTACCCCTAAAGACGGTAACAGACCTTCTTACCATATATATGAGGTACAATATTATGGGTGACCCGATAACTGCTGTTCTAATCGGCTCTGCTGTACTTGGTGTAGGCAGTGCAAGTCAACAACGTAAAGCACAGAAAAAAGAAGGCCGTGAGCAGCAGAAGCTTGCAGCAATGGAAAACAACAGACGTATACGTCAAGCACAAAGAGAAACCAGGCGTGCTAGGGCTGTTACAGAAGCTCAAGGGAGTATGTCTGGGCAGTTAGGTAGCAGCAGCACTATAGGTGTACTTGGTAACCTACAGAACCAACTAGCTAGTAATATTGAGTACATGGATAATGCGGCTGACTTAAATAAGCGCGTGCAGAATGCCAGGCAAAAGCAGGCTGACTGGGCTTTTGTCGGTCAGATGGCTTCATTAGCAGGCAGTGCAGCTTCCTCCTTTGGTAAGCCTGCTGGACTAACTACCACTACTGGCTCAGCAGCTAAGCCAGGTGTGCCTAGCGCGAATTACACAACCACGCCAGCAATACAACGACCAACAGTTAACAGTTCCAGCATTTACGGGTAAAATTGATGTCATACTTTGGTGATGAAGTAACGCAAGCTGATGTAGACTATATTTTCAATGATAAGCCGTACAGGCCTGTTGTAGACCTTCGTGAGCAGTTCTATGCTGACCTAGCCACCAGACAACCACAGGCCTACAGACGCATGCAAGATGAAGCCGCTGTAGGTGTAGATACGACCTACCAGACACTAACTGCTGATGCCACATCTGAACGTAAAGTAGCTTTAAACAAAGGTTTGCAAAGTGCCTTATTGGCTGCGCCTGTAGAAGAGGCCCAAGGTATTGTAGACAACTTTTCTGACAAAGCTAACCAGCCCTTAACTATGCGTGAAATGTTCTTCGAGCAGCAAGGTATTGAGTTAAAGGATGACTTAGAAGTGGCCAGGAATCTGCTGTCTGAGACGTCTGCTAAAATACCTACCAACCTAATTAACCGCGCTAAAGCTAGAGCTACAACCAGCCAAATTGGTGCAGGTGCAGACCCTGGCAGTCTTATAGCTGAAGCAGGCAGGGAACAAGCCTACTTTGAAGGTTCAGACAAGCAAAGCCAGCAAGCTTTTATACAAGAAGAACAGGACATAGCGTCAGCTCAAGGCGGCCTAATAAGGTCAATGCCAGCATTCACTATGGCGTGGATGTCACAGGCTGCTAAAGAAGTTACTGGTGAGCAATCTTACCTTTACGGGAATGCTGTAGAGGCTCTGGCTGCGCACATATACTACAGCCCTGACCGTGCTAAAGCTACAGAGGCAGTTATTACCAGTGTACGTAAGCACAGTGGCCTGCTAGGTGAAAATGAATTTGATGTAGCCTCTACGCTGGATTTAGTTAATGACTATGTAGGCAAGATTGATGAAGGCACCACTGAAGAGTGGCGTGCTAAACTGCAAAACTTCATGCTTAACACCTTTGCTATTATAGACTTTATACCTGACTGGGTGCCTAACTTTAACAAGACCATTAAAACAGCTAAAGCTAATAGTGCAGCTGCCCCTTTAGGGCGTGGTATTGACACCCCTTTGGGTGACATAGCTGCAAATGATAAAGCTGCTGGTGACATACTAGCCAGCGCTGTATTGCAAGAACCTAGTGGCCAAGCAGGGAATGTATTAGGTGTAACTAAAGAGCAAGCTGCTATAAACAGTGTGCCAGGCTTTGAGTATGACGGCCTACGCGTTGCTGGGCAAGACGGCACTAAAGAGCTTAACGACAATGTAGCTGTGGCACTAGCTACTGCTGAGAACATTACACCTGCAAGTTTGTACCCGTTTGTAGATGCATCTAAGCAGGAAAAGCAGCTAGAAGGTGTGTTAACACAGTTACCTAAAGACGGCCAATTACCCCCTTACCAATCTGACCTGACTTTAAGTATTTTTAAGAAGTCTGATGACGGCTTTTTAAGGTACGGCTCTGTGTATGGTAAAGCAGACGGTTCAAGTTTTACGTCTTATGACGAGGCTTTATCAGCTTCACAAGGTATTAGGCAACAGTTTGGTGCTGGCCCTTTTGAGACTGAAGGTGTGACTATACTTGAGCGTGTTGGTGGTGGCAACACCTGGTCTACTCTTCAAGGTGCACCAACTGAAGGTGCAGAGTTTAAAGTGCAGTTAGATGTTAAGCAGCGCATGCGTTGGGATACTGACCATGTAATACCTGAAGAGGCTGTAACACCAGCCCTCTTTGGCACCAGGTACTTTCAGAATATACACGCAACGTTGTCTAGTGACTATACTACCGCGTTAGTAGTATCTAATGAAAGTGCTTCTAGGTTACAGTCAGATATACTACGTATTAATGAGCCTATTTTTAAGCTGAACGAGTTTAAGAAGCAAGGCGTACTTAAGGCTATTGTAGACGGCGGGGAACAAGAGCGGGTATTTAACGACACTGAACTTGTGGCTATGTATAAACTAGACCAAGACCAAATACATGCCTACCATTCTGAGAGGGCTATGTGGGATGTTATACACCAAATAAAGAACAAAGAAGAGTACACCACCAAACTGTCTGAAGGCTACGTACGCCTCAAGTCTGATGCAGACGACGGTACGCAGGCTGTTGATACCATGGGTAAGGCTGTTGACTTAAGTAACTTCACTGGTGTGGAGAAGGTCGCTGTGATAGATAAAGGCCAGGTTACTGTTGTAACAAGAGCAGAAGCTGACCAGTTCAAACAGCAAGGCTACCAAGCTTATGCCTTAGCTGACGTACATAATGCGGCTGGGGATAAACGCTACAAGTTTATGATGGCTAAGCCTACAGAGCATGTGCAACCACTGCCTGAGCAGATGCTCCCGTACCGTAAAGGGTACTATTATAAAATAAACAAAGGGAAGTACTTCATTGAAAAAGAGTTCCCAGGTGAACTGAACGGTGTTGCTCACAGCTTTAAGCGTGCTGTTGCTATTGCTGACAGCCCTGCTGCTGCTGAAATGGCAGTTAAGCAAGGTATAGGCACAGGTTATAAGGTAGACGAGAACCTTGTGAACAACCATGACTTCGCCAACTGGATTGAGATTAACACCCCTACTACAGGTTACTGGTACTCTGCAAGGCAGCCACAAATGCCTACATACAGTGTAGACATGGCTAACCAATTACAACGTGTGACCAGTAAGTCTGAAGACCCTTTGTCTGCGGCAGAAGCTGCTGCTGCTAAAGTCAGTAACTTTGTTGCATGGCGTGACACAATCAAAACATACGAGCAATTACACAAGAACACCTACCCTGAGCTTTGGACAAGTGATGGTGCAAGGTCTTTGTACTTAGGTACGCAGGCAGCTGACAATACTGCACGGGTAAGAGCTGCTAACGCTATGTTTGAGCACATGACCAGCCTGACAGGCTATGCTAGCCAAGTTGATGCTACTTGGAATAACTGGATGGTGTCTATGGATAAGCTATTCAGTAACCACAGGTTAGGACAACACACATCTAAACTATTCCTTGATGCAGGTGTTAAAGCTAACCCTGCAAGGCTGTTAACTAGCGGCACTTACTACACACAAGTGGTTTCTGCCCCTTTCAGGCAGTTCTTACTTAATATTATGACGCCCACATTGTACGCAGGTGTTGCACCTGTAACATGGGCTAAGTCTATTAAAGAGGCTTACTTTGTTTACGCCAAGCTAACAGGCGGGCATTTACCTTTGCGCAGCGTGCAAATTGATAATGCATTACGTACAACTGGTGGTGTTGTTGACGACATTACAGAAGTAGCTAGGCAGTTCGTAAAGACGGGTAAGATTGAAACAGTTGACAGCCATGTACAACTACATAACGAAATGTTAAAGGCCTTTAAAGGTGGTTCTGATACTAAAGCAGAAGCGCTGTTCAGGGAGTCTGTTAAACCTCTTAAAAAGGTCGTTGGTTTTGTTAGAGAGCAAGGTGTTGTGAAAGGCGAATTATTTAACAAGGTATTTAGTTTTGTTTTCTCTAAGAATATGCTGCAAGCTGACAAGAAAGTCCCTCTTAAGGGCAACTGGTATGACAAGGCCAACCTGGAGCGTATAAGTAACAAAGCTAACCAGTTAGGTTTAGATATGACTAAAGTTGGGGCTTATGCTTACCAAGGCGGACTTGCTAGACCTCTTACCCAGTTCTTAGGTGTTATGCACCAAGCTATGGGTGTGTTGGTGCCTAAAATACCTGGTGTAGTGCGTGGCAACAGAGCTTACGATGGTAAGCGTGCCGCTGTGCTACTTGGCCTTTTCTCTTTATGGGGTGCACAAGGCTTGCCATTCAGCCCTGACGAGCTTATTAATGGCGTACTAAGGCAGCAGCTAGAAGATAATGGCATTGACCTGTCTGTATTAGACAATGGCACATCATATGCTTTGATGGAAATACTACTAAGAGGTGCGCTGGGGGCTTCATTTGCTGAAGTTATGCGCCTCGCCACTGGCCAAGAAGAGTCTGTTACTTCTGAATTCAGTGGTGTCATTAGCCCAGTAGCTTCAGGTGCTAACCCGTTTGTAGAGCGCCTACTTACATCTGAAGGTACTTTGCTTGAGCTGCTAGCAGGGCCTAGCTTGAACTTTGTAAATAATGTCAGCGCTGCTGCTACAAGTACAAGGTTACTTATGTATGGCTATAAGCCTGACGAACTTAGCTTAGAAAAGCTTAAGGACATTGCTGTAACATGGGCTGGCATCTTACCTAGCTTCTCTAATTATATGCAGGCTTCAGCATCTATTAAGTACAAGCAGGTTGTGGATGACTACTATAGCTTCAGTAAGAAGGATGTAAGATTGCAGTCCAATATGGGCGAGCAGCTTATTAAAGCTTTTGTCGGGATTAAACCAGGTAATGAGCAGACTTTTTACGACATGCTAGGTGATAACAAAAAGATGGAAGAGGCAGCAAAGCAAGATGTTGCTATTATTAAGGGTATGTGGTTGCGTATAGCTACAGATAACACATTGACAGATGAGCAAAAACAAGCTAAAATTGCAGGCATTAGCAGTGTACTAAGTAATAACCAATTATATAACAATAAGATACTAGACACACTGGCAGTTGAGCTTGTTAACGACAGTACATTAGAGCCTATTGTTACTGCTTTTATTACCAAAAACCTACTAGACACACCTGAAAAGTCCATAACTGCTACCGAAAGGGAGTTGGACAGGTTCTTCTTAGGACACCCTTTAGTCCCTAAAGAAACTCAAATAAAAATACGTGAGATGGTTAAGACATACGCTGAAGACGCTAGAGCTGCAATAGAGTTAAATAATGCCACAACAAATTGACCTCAACCAGATCCAATACCAAGCTGCGCAAGTAAGGCCTGTTGATAACAGTGCCTTTGTAAATGCTACGAGCAATCTTATTGATGCTGGTGCTCTACTGCAAGAGCGTAGTGCTTTTAAGTCTTTGCAGAAAGATGTGTCTAGCCTTGAGCAAGACTACCAGAATGAAAAGCAGGCAGATGCTACAGCATTTGCTGACGTGCGTGCACAGCTAGCTAATGGCACTAAAGCTGACAGCGACACAGCAGAACTGCAAGCACATGCTGTTAAGCTCGCTAACAAGCTTAGGCAAGGTGGTAATAGCCTTGACTACGTGACCAAATTACAGTTAGCGACCAAGCAAGCTAAGATGCGTGCCCCATGGGCAGCAGACAAGCTAGAAGCTACATTCCAGCAGTATGTGGGTAGTGAAGGTAGCAGTATGATATATACTGACTACCAGGCTAGTCAAAAGCTGCAACAGCAGTACCAGCAGCAGCTGCTTAGTGATGCCTCTGAAATGGGCTTACACCCAGCCGACCCTTTCTTAGAGCAGAAAGTATTGCAAGGTAAAGCTGAAGCCTACAAGTTAAAGACAGACATGCAGAAAATGCAGGCTGTTGGTGCATCAGATGAGCTAGTGTCTAGGTCTGTCATTAATGCGTCTGTTACAGGCATTGATAACCAAATAGAATCAGTGATATCTGCTGCTGTATCGCAGTATGGTAGTTTAGATAAGGTGCCGGTAGAGCAGCAAGCTATGTACGTACAACAGCTTGCACAGCTTAAAGCTAATGCACGCCTGAGTATTGAGAATTCTGTCACACGCAGTGGGCTTATTAAGCCTGATAAAGAGCACCTGAACAGTATGGTGGCATCTTTTAATAGTAAGGTTGACTTGATGACTGACATGCTTAATGGCAAAGTATCTTCAGATATTATAAAGAATGGCTATAGCATTGCTGAGAATGGCGTAATGCTTGACCTTTACAAGAAAGACGTCAACCTCTTCAAAGCTGTATCGCTTATGGCTAAAGCGCCTAACGCACCTTTCTCAAGCTCTGTACAGAATGCAAAGCTTGGTGGCCAGATGATTAACTTCATTAATGGGGAATACCCTACAGACGCTAAAGAACGCAATGCAACTGTGAGCGCAGTTACGTCAGCCATGCAGCATAAAGATACAGCACCAGAAACACAGGCGCAGCTAGGTTCGGCTATTGTTGATGCCCTTGATAAGGGTGTGAGATCGCCTGGCACTATGACTGTGGCTGACAGGGATATACTAATTGATGCATACCGTAACCCTAGAAATAAGCCTGTATTTGACAAAGACCCTAAATCCTTACAAGTTCTTGAAAGAGCTGTGCAACATAAGATGTACCAAGAAATCCCTGGTGTACTTAAGAGCCGCTATGAGCCTACAGAGTTGAAGCAAGTGCAAGCAACTGTCAGTACTAATGGTGCATTACAGTTTGTGCCGTTAAAGACAGACGGCGGTGACTTTAACAGAGCAAGTGCTATTGCCAGTGAATTAAATAAGCATGTAGCACCTAAAGTAAATAAGACCTTAGACACTTGGTCTGCTTACAGTGGTGCACAGGGCAAAATAACAATTAACCCTTACGCCAAACTACGCAACATTATGCCTGTGATAGGTGCTGAGGACGTAGTTATACAGCAACCGCAGCGAGCAGCAGCGCCACAAGCAGCGCCTGCACCTGAGCAGCCTAAAGTAAGGCGTGTTGTAAGGAAAGCTGACGGCAGTGGCTTTATGTATGGTGACCAATAATGCCTGTTATAGAATATGAAGGTCAGCAGTACGAATTCCCTGAAGATGCTAGTGACGAAGAGATCTTTGATTTCTTAGGTAATGAGCCTGCCAGTGAAGCGCCTACTGACGACGTGCCAGAGCCTTTGCTGCCAGAGGGTACATCAGACTATATAAAGCAGAATGAAGGTTACAGAGCAAAACCTTATAAGGACAGTTTAGGCATACGTACTATAGGTTACGGTTTTAACTTACAAGACCAGTCTAACCAGGCATTAGCTCAACGTCTAGGTGTTAAGTTTGATAAGCCTTTAAGTGCACAGGATGCTGATAAGCTTTTTAAGCACAGTGTCATTGCAGCTGAAGATTCATTACGAAACTTAGACCCTGAGTATGACAATAGACCTGACGGGGTTAAGAAAGCTTTACTTGATATGTCGTACAATCTTGGGGCTAACCGATTAGGTGAGTTTGAAGATATGTTTACAGCTATTAAGTCTGGGGACTATAAGCAAGCAGGCTTTGCAGTTACGAAGTCGCTATACGCGTCACAGGTGCCTGTACGGGCACGTAATAATGCCAAGCTGCTAATGCAGGCGTCAATGCAGGCAACCGAGCAGCGTTATGCAGTACAGCAGCCTGTACAGTCTTACAGCGAAGGTGACTATGAAGACGAAGCTGGTAACCCGTTCTATGTAGATTCTAATGGCCAGGTTAACCCAGCCAGGTATGCACCATGACAAGTCCAGTAGGTAAACTAACTAAGATAGTACACAAGCCTGGCACTAAAGGTGACCAAGGCCCAAGAGGCTTTGACGGCATGCCAGGCCTAACAGGCCAGCAAGGCCCTGTAGGTAAACAAGGGATACCTGGCCTACAAGGGCCACAAGGCGAGCCAGGTCTTACACCTGAGCATGAAGTACAGCAAGGCATGGTTAGGTTTAAAAAGCCTGACGGGTCTTGGGGTCAGTGGGTACAGCAAAGGCCTGGTACAGGCAGTGGTGGTCACCCGCCTTACCTAGTTAAGTACCACGCTATAACTACTAATAACTACCGCATAACACGTGACTCACTTGTGTGGGGCAATAACATATTTGGGGTGCGCTATGCAGGGGCAATAACAATATACATACCACCAGCAGCAGACGTACAACAACTTATGTTCTTTAAAGATGAATTAGGCACAGCAACAATAACATTAACAGCAAGCTAGGACACAACAATGGCACAAGGCGATATTATTCTTTTTGATCAATTCATGGTTGATTTAGGTGAAAAACTACATGACTTAAGCTCTGATGTCTATAAGCTAGGTTTGGTTACCTCAGTGACTACGCCTACAGCTACAACAGCAGATCCTAGATGGGGTGCAGGCGGTACAACCAACTTCGATACGAATGAGTGTACAGCAGGTGGTAACTATACAGCTGAAGGGCAAACCTTAGCGAGCGTTACGTTTACATTAACAGGCGGTAAAGCTGTGTTTGATGCTGCTGACCTGACAATACTTCAAAACGCTAGTAACCCAACTAATGCTAGGTGGGCTATTGGCTATAACAGCACTGATGCTGGCAAGCGTGCACTGTTTGCGGTAGACCTTGGCTCTGCCTTTGACCTCACTACTGGTGACCTTGTATTCACATGGAATGCTGGTGGTATATTTGATATTAACCAGGGGTAGTCTATGACAGCGACCAGAGTTAAAGAGACAGCAACTACCACTGGCACAGGTAACTTCACTTTAGCTGGTGCGGTCACAGGCTTTGTTACATTTAACACAGCCTATGGCACTAGCAGACGCTTCCTCTATTTCATTGAAGGTGTGTCTGGTGAGTGGGAGTCAGGCTTCGGGTACTTGTCAGCATCGACAACACTTGTAAGAGAGCAGATAAGGCAAAATAGTTCAGGCACTACGACTGCACTCAACTTCAGTGCTGGTACTAAGAATGTGTATATGGCCGTTACAGACCGTTCAATTATCCAGCCACCTCAAGGCTGGCAAAATGTATCAACAAAAGGTGTGCCAAGTGCTCACATTTCCGCATCAACACCAAGCGCCGTGCAATCTGCTGGGTCTGATAAGATGCGAATGACACCATTTGAACTAGCGTTCCCGATGGTCGCTACTGGAATTCGTGTAGAAGTTACAACAGCGGCAGCTTCTAGCAAAGGGCGTATGGCGCTGTATGAAGTAAAAAGCAACGGCCTGCCAGGTAATATAATAGTGGAAACTGGCAACATAGACACTACAACTACCGGCATAAAGACAGGGACTTTCACTGCAAAGTTCATACATGCAGGCACGTACTGGTCTGCATGTGCACAAGATCTGTCAGCTGTTGCTTTTAGACGCTATTCACAAGGTGGATTCAGGGGGAGTGTGGCTGGAGGTAATACTTCCACAGCTGCTCACGACTCCGGGATAAACCACTCTCTTACTGGGGGGTGGACGACACTGCCTACAGCAGATCCTACTGGGTCAGTCTTAGATGACTCTTCAGGGTGCCTTTTCTTAAACTTAGTGGGAGACATGATCTAATGCCTATTGTATATATTAACAAGCCAGGAATTTATGAGTACTTAGGAAAGTTCAACTTGCGCCTAGAGCAAATTGGCTATACTTGGGTAGGGTACGAAGTTATTAATGGCATTGACACAGTGGGAACTGACGAAAACGGCATTAACGCCAAAGTAAATGCTAAAATTGTGGAATATAACCCTCTAGCATATTGTAAAAAGGTTCAAAAGTTTAACGTAAGAGATAAGTTTCAAGATATCGTTTCACTAGAAGTACGTCCCATGACGCTTGATGAAATTGATACTCTGCTTGATTTGTGGCGATCTATTACCCCCGCTTCCCGTAACCCAACAGCTACATTTCAGAAGATATTAGATATTAACACCCAGGCAAAGGGCTTTCAGACATCAATTAACGCCGCAACAGTCTGGCAAACACTTTGGGCAATTGATTACATGGCCGATGCAACATGGGGTAGATAGGTATGTTACTAGGCAGCTCACCTTTAGGCGCTGTTGCGTTAGGAGAACTGCCTGCGGTCGCTGGCAGTGGCCTTACTTTAAGTGTAGCGCTTGGCCACGTAGTTGTCACAGGTTATGCAGTTGCCATTAATAGTAAGCGTACCCTCCAGGCCGCTACAGGGCATGTGCTTGTAACACCTTACCAGGCCAGTGTCAGGATAAGGAAATCTGTCAGTGTAGCTGCTGGGCATGTCACTGTTACGGGCTACCCCGCCAGTATTAACAGTAAACGTAATGTCATTGCTGCCACTGGGCATGTGGCAGTTACAGGGTATGCTGCTACCGTGACGACAGGGGCGAGCCGCACAGTCAATGTTGTTAAGGGTGCTGTCCTTGTAACCAGCTATGCAGCTAGTGTTAAACGTAGTAGGGGCGTAATTGGTGCAGCGGGACATGTAGTAGTAACGCCATATGCAGCTACGTTAGGTAAGGTTCGTAGAGTAACTGCGACTAAAGGTTCTGTTTTAGTCACAGGCAGGCAGGCAGTAATAAAAACTAACAGACAGGTGCAAGTTGCAGCTGGGCATGTTATAATCACAGGCAAGGCGGCTACGGTAACCTTGGGTGGCACTGCCTATACAGGCGTAAAAATTGATGGCCAACAATACAAGTACACTAATACCGCCTACCAATCTTTAACCCTGTACTGTAACGGTACAGACTATTTTACACTAGAAGGTTTTACATGGAATCCTTAATCGACGTCATGGCAATTGTTAGCCATATTATTGCAGTAGCATCTATTGTTGTTAAGATCACCCCAGACCCTAAAGATGACAAAGCGCTTGAGAAAGTTGTTAAGATCCTTAAGTTCTTAAGTTTAAATAAAGCTACCTAAGACAATATTACCCACCCCGCTAGCTTAATGACGCCACTTAATTGTGGCGTTTCTTTTAAGGTCACCTGACCTTTTACCTGACCTTTTAAATTGTGCTGTATACTACTAATGCAGTAGCTACACGCTCGTCCATCTTCAGACCTGCCTTATTAATCTTATAGCACAGTGCTCTAATATTGTCAGTGCTCTTTACGTCTGTTATGGCAGGCAATTGCCACTTAGGGCTACGCACATATGCAAGCCAGTATGCTATAGCAGTCACTTCGGCATGGTTAGCAGCAGAGTACAGCCTCGGGCTTGGTGGGTATGCAGCAGTAGTAAGGCCTGCTTTGTACATCAGCACGTGCATTTGGTATATATTCTTGTACGTAATAGCCCCTGTAATCTGCATTGGGCCTAAGCCTCTATAAGTCCAGCCATCATTAGTCGCTTTGTCACCATTACCTAGTTTATTGGCGTATACAGTATTAGCAATTGCAATGGGCCTGTGCGCTAACTCTTCAGCTAGTTCAGGCCGCTTTTTGAATATGCTTGGCCATGTCCTAGCAAGGCCCATCTGCGAGTAATTAAGGTTTTCCCTGTAGAAGCTGAATTGTGTTTCTACCCATGCGTTACCTAGTAATACAGCTGTCTCTTCTTTGTTAAGGTTAGCTATATTACATGCAGCAAGGAGTTTGGAATAATTAGTCTTCTGTATTTTTGTTGTAAGTTTCATTATAAAACCCTCTTGCAGTGAGTTGATACGAAAGCCTCAAGCCCTGCCATACCGTTAACTAAGCCGTCATAAGCAAATATAAGGTAGTCTGCTATTATGTTCTCATAGCTGCGCCCCCTTATGGCTGCATCTAGCCTGACATATGCATGCTCTGTAAGCATAAAGCGCGTAACCAGTGGTCTCCAGCCTTCGACACTGTGCCTGTAACGCTCTACGAGCTGTGCATGGTTGCAAAGCCATTCAAGACTACAAGTGTCACCTGTGTCTAAGCCTTGGGCATCTAAGAACGCTTCTGTCGTTGTGCGTAGCAGGTAGAATTCGTCTTCATCCGGGTCGTATGGCGATGCAGCACTGTAGTAGTGCTCAATAGCTGTAAGAACTAGACAAACCTTAAGTGTTAACACCTTTACCCCCTAAATAAGCTTCAAGCACACCAAGTGCGTCAGCTATGTGTTCATTCTTTGAGATGGTGACTTTACCATTGTGTCTAAACCATTGCAAGTTCTTGCCGTACTTTTTATGCATGACTGCAATCATCTCTGCTTTACTCGCTTTAAGTGGCAAACCTGCTGCTGCTTTTACCTGCTTAGCACTTACATAATGCACAGGCACTTTGTTTACAGCAAAGAAAGCGGCCAGCATGTAGACACTGAATTTACTTGCTGCTGCACTTTCAGACCTGCATACATTAGGGCTTTCAATAACTACTTGCTGCGGGTAGTACTTGTGTAATAGGTAGTGACCTGTGGATAGGATGTTAGCAAACACAGCATGCTTGCAGGTTTTGTCC